GGCTCTTCTATGCATATAACTCTCTTGCAAAGCAGTAACACAGTTTGTACGTGTTGCTTCAAGATTGTCATCACTTTTATGTATCCATTGTATGATGTTTTCTACAATGTCTGATCTTAACGGAGCTAATACTTTTTCTCCGTGCAATACAAAATTTCTCTTTAAAAAGAAAATCTGCTCTGGTGGTTTTAAATCAAAGGTTGTTGAGACTTTATCACCTGGTGTGATGTTCATGCCTAATTCACTCATGATCGGAGCAATGTTTGTGCCATTAAATTTAATGTCACATTCAGGATCTACCGCCATGATTATGTCGTCGCCATAAACACACAAAGCAACCTGCTCTCTCATTTCTGATAGAGTTGTAGGTATGCCTTGATCTCGGTGAAGTTTCATCCAAACATAAGTCATTAGGATATCGTGCACTAAACAATTAAGTTCAGCTGTAATTGCACATCCACTACATTGACCTTGGCTTTTCAGAAACATTCTGTCTTTAACTATAATGATTGTGTGAACTAAATTATACAAAAGTAACTTTCTCAAACGAAAATTTTGTTCACCATCATTATACCAATGATTAACGATATCTGCTACACGCATGACCAATTCAGGATGTAAATATTGGTCCCAATTTGCATAGTCGAAATCTTCCCATAAAGAGTTTTTCTCTCTGAGTTTGTTATAAATACGCACCCAGTCGTTAGCAGGATCTACGCCAACGCAAGAAGAAATAATGCCAGCACGCTTTTTCTGAGCTGAAGTAAAAGCACCGAAGTACTTTCTTACTAGTAGGTTAAATGTTAAGGGCAAACATACGAATGCTCTAGTCTTACCACTCTTGATTTTCTGTATTGGTCTTGTTTCATCTTTTAGACAACAATATGCGATGAAATTTGGCATTTCACCATTAAGCAATTGTTGTTCAGCTTGTTCCACGCCACTCAAAAGTTCATTTTTCATAGTGTAAGCTTTACCATAACCTGCTGGTAAATCCTCTAATTCTTGGAACCATTCGAACTTTCCACCCATTGTGGTTATCTTTCTCTCTAATACAAACGGATAACCGGGGGATGTTTTCATATCAACAGGGAGCATAATTCCTGGAACACCATTTATCATTTCAAAATTATTAAGCTTTCTGCGAGCTATGCCAGCAACATCAAGTTGCACGTCATACTCAATTTTGAGTTGATCAA